TGGGCGTCTTTAGTTCGTCAGGTCCAAAACTTTTTAACTCCGCGTGAGGCGGAGTAGCACTGAAGCATCGTGAGGATGCAGAAGGAGACACCATGCCATCAGGTGGCGCACGCGCACGATCAGGACCAGCACCAGACCCAAACGCTCTAAGGCGCGACCGCAAGGATGACGCCGCCTGGACTACTTTGCCAGCAGAAGGTCGCAAGGGTAAAGCCCCGGCATTCCCTCTGCTGGACCCAGACGCTCGCGAACTACAACTCTGGACTTCATATTGGAAACTTCCTCAAGCCCTGCTTTGGGAACACAACAAGCAAGAGCTTGAAGTCGCCCTGCACATCCGCACATTTTTTGAAGCCGAACGGCCAGACGCCGCTTCGTCACTTCGCACCCTTGTCCGTCAGCAAATGGATGCATTGCTCTTGACCATTCCGTCGATGCACGCCGCTCGAGTAAAAGTTGCAGCTGATGAAGTTGCAGTCAAACGCTCTGAAGTTGCACCGACCAAACTTTCAGCTCGTGACCGATTGAAGGCCGTCGATGGTGGAGCGCAGTAATGCGGTTCTAGCCGTTGCCCTCGATTGGATTAGCGCTCATTGCGTCGTGCCGGATGGCTTTGAACGTGGCAAAACTTTTGACCTTTACGATTACCAGTTTGACTACTTCTCGAACTTCTACCTAGTTCGGGGCGACACCAAATGGAATCCTGAAAGTCCCGTCTTGGGACCGGCGTTCGTTTATCGACGCGGTCTAATGGTTGGACCTCAGAAGATGGGTAAAGGTCCGATGACGGCAGCTCACATCTGCCTCGAAGGTGTTGGCCCTGCACTGTTCGCAGGCTGGGCAACTGGCGGCGAAGTTTATGACTGCCATGACCACGGCTGTAACTGTGGCTGGACTTACGAATACTTGCCAGGCGAACCGATGGGTATGCGCTGGCCTACGCCGCTGATTCAGATTACTGCAATCTCGGAAGAGCAAACCGACAACATCTATGGCGTACTTCGCCCGATGATTGAGTTCGGACCACTTGCCGACATCATTACAAAGACTGGTGAAGAGTTCATCCGCCTACCAGGTGGAGGTCGCATCGACACCGTGACTTCATCAGCCCAAAGCCGATTAGGTCAGCGTGTTACTTTCGTGCCTCAAGATGAGTGCGGTCTCTGGACTCAAACTAACGGCATGGCTCGAGTAGCTGACACTCAGTATCGTGGTTTGGCTGGTATGGGTGGTCGCGCATCACTGACCACTAACGCTTGGAATCCTGCCGAACAGTCGGTGGCGCAGATTCAATACGAGTCAGCTGCCAAAGACGTTTATCGTCAGTTTCGTCAGCCACCTGCCAACTTGTCTTACCGCAACAAATCTGAGCGTCGCAAGATTCATCAATTCGTCTACGGTGAGGCCCTAAAGCAACACGGTGGGCATGTGGATCTCGACGCTATCGAAGCCGAAGCGTTTGACCTTATCGAGCGAGACCTATCTCAAGCAGAGCGCTTTTTTGGTAACCGAATCGTTGCCGGTGCAGATGCTTGGATAGACCCCAAGGTATGGGAAGAGCGCACGGATTCAACATTGACTCCTCAGCCTGGCGATGTAATCACTATCGGCTTTGACGGTTCACTTCGCGATGACTCAACAGCCTTAGTGGCTTGTCGAGTAACTGATGGCTTTATCTGGCTTCTAGGTATCTGGGAGTCACCAGATGAAATCGAACTTGCTCAAGACTGGGAAGTTCCAGTCACTGAAGTAGATGCAGCCGTTGCTGATGCTTTTGCTACCTACAAGGTAGAGCGCATGTATTGCGACCCTGCCTACTGGCAAGACATTGTCGCTCGCTGGGCTTCACAGTTTGGCGAAAAGACTGTTATTGAATGGTGGACTAACCGAGAGCGTCAAATGGCCTCAGCGTTAGAGCGATTTCACACAGCAACCGTCACTGCGCAACTAAGTCACTCAGGTGACGAAATACTTTCACGCCACATTGGCAATGCCAAGCGAAAAGAATCTCGTTCTGGAGTTCAGATTCGCAAAGACCGCCCCAAATCTCGAAACAAGATAGACGCCGCCGTTTGCGCGGTCCTTGCCTATGAAGCGCGAGGAGATGTCATCCAATCGGGTTCCACTACCCAAAAGAAGACCTACAAGGTCGCTGGATTTTAGAAAAGAGTGCCATGCCAGACGTAGATGCGCCTGCAACACCTTTAGACCTAGTCGAAGCGCTTGAAAAAGAGCTTGCTAGTCGTCAGGTTACGTTGCAACGTCTTCAGGACTACCACGATGGCAAACACCGCCTGGCATTCACCTCTCAAAAGTTCCGTGAGGCCTTTGGAGGCATGTTCTCATCATTTGCCGACAACTGGTGCCAGCTTGTAGTTGACGCCGTTGAAGAGCGTCTGAACGTCGAGGGCTTCCGTTACGGTACTGATCCAAATGCCGATGGGGATGCCTGGGCAATCTGGCAAAAGAACTCACTTGATGCTGAGTCGCAACTGGCTCACTCGGAAGCACTAATCAAGGGCGATTCTTATGCAATTGTTTGGGGAGATGCTGACGGTCAGCCAAAGATTACTATTGAGTCACCTCGAGATGTTGTCGTCGCCTATGAAGCCGGTAACCGCAAGAACCGAGTTGCCGCTCTGAAACGCTGGGTCGAAGGTGACTGCACTTATGCAACCTTGTTCACTTCGGATTTTGTTTACAAATACGAAAAGGAAGATGGCGGCAACGGCAAATGGCAACCAAATCTAGACGAAGATTCAGTTTGGCCATTACCTAACCCACTTGGTGTGGTTCCTGTAGTTCAGTTGACTAACCGTGCTTCGCTGACAAGCGCCTACGGCATGAGCGAGTTTATGAACGTCATTCCTCAGCAGGATGCCGTAAACAAACTTCTAGCCGACATGCTCATCGCTTCGGAATACATCGCGTTTCCACAGCGGTACGTCACTGGTATGGAAATCCCAGTCGATGAAGCCACTGGCCAGACCAAGGCTCCGTTTCAGGTTGCCATTGACAAGCTGCTTATGGCTGAAGATCCAAACGCACGTTTTGGCACTTTGTCAGCTGGTGACCTTTCAAACTACGTCACTGGCATCGAGACTTTAGTTCAGCACATCGCCAGTCAGACTCGCACACCACCTCATTACTTCTACCTTGGTGGAAACTTTCCATCGGGTGACGCCATCAAATCTGCTGAGACTGGTCTAGTCGCCAAGGCTCGACGCAAACAGCGCTTTTTTGGTGAAGCCTGGGAAGAAGTCATGCGACTGGCATTCAAGGTGCTAGGTGACCCGCGTGCCGACGTAACCGACAGCGAAACAATCTGGGGCGACCCAGAGTATCGCTCAGAGGCAGAACTATCAGACGCACTTATCAAGCGCATGTCAATTGGTGTTCCTCGCCAGCAACTATGGGAAGACGCCGGGTATAGCCAGACGGTTATTTCAAGGTTCAAAGCAATGGAAGCGCAAGACACCCTTAACGCTTTGCTACTTCCAACGCCACCGACTAATCCAGCGGCATAACCATGACGAGTCTCACTATGGCGTACATGGGCGAGATGAAGCGAACCAAAGAAGCCGTTGCTTCGCACCTCAAATCTCAATGGCTCGCCTTGCCAGATTATCGAGATGCTCAAGTGCAACCGTTTCTAAACCGAGTCTTGCCAATCGTTCAAGCTGGCCAAGTTAGGGCAGTTAGTCTCACCGACGCTTTTGTCTCAAAACAAATCGGACAAAAGCCAATTGGTTTAGATCTAACAAAACTAACTGGTGCAGCTGTTCGCAATGGCGTTAGTCCAGAAGAGGTTTACACCAGACCATTTACAACGGTTTGGACTTCCATTGACAAAATCGGTTTTCAAGAATCGGTTCTAAAAGGATTAGCCAGGTTGATGTCGACAGGTGCAATGGATGTCGCAATGAGTGGCCGAGATGCCAAAGTCGCATACGCCTTGCTGGATGAGCAGATAACTGGTTGGACAAGAGTCGCAGACCCTGGCTGTTGCGATTACTGCCAGATGCTTGACGGCGTTACCACTGGCCCAGCAGAACCTCAACCGCTTCATAACAACTGTGGATGCGATGCAGTGGCTAACTATGGCAAAGCCTCCACCACAGAGATTTCTTCCCTTTCAGCAGGAGCTGAGTTTGGAAGCGCACTTATCGAACAACATGGCGAACTTGGCCTTGTAATTACCGATAAAAACTACGAGTTCACAGGTATCAAAGACCTCCCTGCGTCGTATAAGGGCTAATGCCCACAAGTTTGGTCAGCCACTGAGGTGGCTTGTTCCAGAGGCTCCACCGTGAGGGTGTGAGTTACCGAAAAACAAAAGGAGCCGTGATGGCTGAAAACGAAACCGCAACCGACATCGCCGAAGCAGAAGTAACTGCGACTGACGAGATTCAGGAAGCACCCGAAACCGCAACGCCGAAGCAGGACATTCCTGTAGAGGTAAAGCGCGCTTTATCTAAAGCGAACAAGGAAGCGGAAACGCTTCGTTTGAGGCTGAAGGAATACGAGGACCGGGATAAAACCGAAACTCAGAAACTTCAGGAGGAACGAGATGCACTTCTAAACGAGCGCAACACTCTCGCTCTTGAAAACCTGCGACGTGAAGTTGCAGACGAAAAGGGACTCACTCCCGCACAGGCACGCCGCCTCGTTGGTTCATCTCGCGAAGAGCTTGAAGCAGACGCTGACGACGTCATCGCCACATTCCCTGTCAAGACGAAGCCGGTATTCGGTGACGTAGGACAAGGCGCTCGCGCTGGCTCCGCACAGCGTGTTTACACAACCAAAGAAATCAGTGATTTCCAGTTCTATCAAAAGAACAAGGAAGACATTCTTCTCGCACAGCGCGAGGGTCGGATCACTGACTAAATCACTAAACGAAAGGCAGTCACATGGCTGACATCACCACCACTACTGGTGCCGCGTTTATCCCACAAATCTGGGCTAACACTGCACTAGAAATCCTCCGCAACAAGGTCGTTCTGGCTAAGTTGGTTACTCGCGACAGCGACGTAGCTTCTTTCCAGGTCGGTGACACCCTGAACATTCCATTCCCAGGTTCAATGGTCGCCAACGACAAGGCAGCTAACACTGCTGTTACTTTGCAGTCTCCAACCTCGACCACTACTTCTTTGACTCTAAACAAGCACAAGGAAGCATCGTTCGTTCTAGAAGACCGCTTCGCAGCTACTGCAAACCAGGATGTTATCGCGCGTTACATCGACGCTTCGGTAATCGCCATTGCAGAGCAGATTGAAACCGACATATTCTCGGTTGCATCGACCTTTACCAACACTGTTGGAACCTACGGCACCGACCTCTCTTACGCAGCTCTTCTACAGGCTGGCAAGAAGTTGACTGACAACAAGGCTCCATACGAAGGCCGTTCGCTCGTTCTATCAACCAAGGATGAGCTTGCTATCCGCAACGACTCGACCCTACAGAGCTACTTTGCATTCGCTAACCCAGAGACCGTAAAGAACGGCGCTCTAGGTCACATCGGTGGCTTCGACGTTTACTCGTCACAGCTCGTTCCAGCCGTTGCAGGTTCACCTGTTTCGACCAAGAACGTTGCATTCGCTCCAGGTGCAATCTTGCTTGCAATGCGTAACCTTCCAGAGGTTCCAGCAGGCACCGGCGCACTGTCGGCTGTTGCTAACGACCCAGTATCAGGTCTGGCTGTTCGCGTTACTCGCGCATTCAACGCCAGCAACTTGGCCACTCAGATCACTGTTGACGTTCTTTACGGAGTTACCAAACTTCGCGAAGAAAAGGGTGTTCTCGTCAAGAGCTAATCCCTCTCGACAAATGGGTGGGGTGTCCAATCGGATGCCCCACCCGAACCCCACCCTCTAACAGAAAAGGCGAACATGACTCTTCCAGCCCTAGCGACCATTGACGATGTTCAAGCCATCATCGGTCGCGACCTTACTCCAGCGCAAGTAACCGCTGGAACTCGCCTGCTTGACATGGCATCTGGCATGGTGCGCGGCTACACACGTCAAACCATTACTTTGACAACTAACGACTCTGTGACCCTTTCGGGAAACTGGACAAACTCCCTTGAACTTCCAGAGCGACCTATTCAATCGGTTTCATCCGTAACTTTTGCAGGTGCAAATGCGCCTTTAACTACTTATACCCTCAATGGCTCTGCCCTTGTCCTTGGTACTGGTTCATTCATGCCGGACTTTGGCGCACTTTCATGGGGTAACGCAAACATGTCTGGCCCTGCTGGCTCGACCGTAGGCATTCAGGCAACAGGTCCATCTTGGATGGGTCCAACTGCCAAAATCACCGTTGTTTACACTCACGGTTACGCAGAAGTACCTCAAGACATCGTGAATGAAGTTGCTGGCATGGTTGCCTTGCAGCTGAACGCAGAAGTCGGCATCAACTCCGAGCAAATTGGTTCTTACAAGGTCCAATACGCTCGCCAAGGCGCTGGTGGCATGTCCTTGAGTGACGAAACAAAGAATGTCCTAAACCTCTACCGCCGTCGAGCCATGTCGAGCGAGATAGCACCTAGACGATGAGCCTGGCTAACCTGCTTCGCCAACCCTTGACTATTCAAAAGATAGGCAAAGGCACTGACGAGTATGGAAACACCATTCCAACGGCTTCTAGCGCCCCTGTGGCGGTCTTGGGCTATCTGGAGCAGTTAGATACCATTGAGACCATTCTTGACCGCGATACGGTCGTTTCAACCTTTCGTGCATGGTTTCCAGAAGGCACCGATGTTTCAGCGTTTGACCGAGTCAACTATGGATCACAAGTTTTCGAGGTAGACGGTTCGCCATGGGTAGTTTTCAACCCTCGCACAGGCGCAGTTTCGCACCTGGTAACCAAACTCAAGGTCGTCGAGTAATGGAAGACCTAGAGTTCACCCCCAATCCAGACCTTATGGATCAACTGCACATGTTTGACCCAGTGCAAGCAAGTATCAAACAAACTGCCGAAGCTATTGCTGCTCGAGTCAAGCAAGATGCCCCAGTTGATTCAGGCGCATTTGCGGAAAGCATCGAAGTTAACCGCGCCAACAACAAAGGTGGAGTTTGGCGAGTTGCTTCAGATGACTACGCTGCACCGTTTATCGAGTTTGGCACTCATAGTCAACCTGCACGATTCATTTTTAGAAACGCCGTGACTTCACTTGGTTTGAGTTTTACAAAAGGAAAGGGTAAGTAATGCCTAATCCAATAAGTGTTTTACCAGACGGCGAACTGGCCGTTATTCAATACTTGCGCGCACGTTCTCAGGTAACCGCCTTAGTTAGTGCAGACCGCATCACATCAGCCCTAGCGCCTCAGCCGACTTACCCAGTCGTCATCGTAAAGCGCATAGGGGGGCTTGCAAACGCCTGGCAACGTGTAGACGATGTCGCTTTGCAAGTCGAAGTTATTGGTGGCAGTCGCTACCAATGTCATGAACTGGCTCGCACCGTTAGGGCTTGCATCATGGCGATTTTCAATGACACCGTTAGCGAAGCCGTTCTGGTCAGCGCCTCGGAAGAGGTCGGCATTCAATGGATGCCAGACGAAGTCGTTGTTCCTCCCTTGCCTCGCTATGTAGCGCGGTATGGGGTACTCATCCACAAAAACTAGGAGAAACACATGGCTGTCGACAGCTCAAAAATCAAGATCGCTGGCTCCGGCGCGATCTGGTACGGGCCAGCAGGAACCACGCTTCCAACTGACTCGACCACTGCCCTTGCATCGGGCTTCGTGAACATCGGTTACATGGAGGATGGCTTCACCCTCTCACAAGACCTAAAGACCAAAGAAGTGACCGGATGGCAGAACCTTGCCATTCTTCGTCTCATCCCTACCATGCTGTCTCGCTCAGTGAAATTCACTGGTATTGAGACCAACAAGACCTCAGTTGGTCTAGCATGGGGCGGCGCAACCGTAACCGTAGGTACTGGTTCGGTTTACTCGCTAACCATTCCATCGGCTCAGGCATCTCAGGAGTTCATTATCGTTCTTGATTGGAACGATGGTTCAACTTCACAGCGCATCGTCGTAAAGCGTGCAACTTTCAAGAGCCTGCCAACCATCAAATATGGCCGTCAGGACCGCATCGGTTACGACTTCGAGATTCAGGCTCTAACTCCATCAGACGGCACTGACCCAATCGCCGTATGGGGCGTTGACGCTGGAGTGGTTGCTTAATCATGACCATCATCAGCGAACTGCCAAAAGGTGCCGAGGTCCTAGACCTAGAAGCTGCTCGAGTTGCCCGAGCAGAGGCACGTTCCGAGCAAGGTCTCGGTAAACCCTTCATCAAAATCACTGCTGGATACATTGAGGTTCAGCCAGAGATTCCACTAGAGGCCGCATTCAAGCTTGGAGAAAACGACATCCGCGCTGGCCTTTCCCTCATCCTTGCCGACCCAAAAGACCTTGACGAACTTCTAACTGCTGGCGTATCTGCGCAGGACCTAGAGGCAATAGTCAATTTCGTAACTGGCAAACCCCTGGGGGAATAGTTGGTCTCGCCCGAAGTATTCGTGAAGACTTCGAGGCATTAGAGGCCGACTTCAAGCATTACTACGGCGAAGACCTACGAGCGCTCTGTTGGGGTGTAAACCCTTGGGGCGTTCGTAGGCTCTTAGCCCATGTTCACGGACTGCCGCCAAAAATCTCCGCATTTGCTCGAAAGCGATTAGGGGAGCAGTTGGCCGGATGGGACCAACCAGTAGAACTAGCGGCGACGCAAGTGGACCTACTGAACTACATTCTTCGCGTTCTTCAAGTAGCGCACCTTCAGGATCCACCGACGGATGAAATCCCTCGGGTTCCTCGACCTTATCCAACCGATGAAGAACAGCCCACTGGGGTCGGTCTTGATGGGTTGGCTGACTTTATCAAAGGATAACCGTGACTCTTTCAGCAGGTACCGTATCAGTCGGCGTCAAGCCAAATACCTCTGGCTTTGCTGGAGACCTCAAGAGTCAGATTCTTGGCGGCACCAAAGGTGTTGGCGAAGGCATGGGTTCTGCCATCCTTGGTGGACTCAAAATGTTTGCTGGGCCTATTGCAGCTGTAACGGCGGCATTTTCGGTAAAGCACCTGGTCGAAGATTCGGTGAAATCATTCGAAGACTTGGCTAGTTCGGTAAAAGGCATTCAGAGAGTCACTGGTGGCACCATAGAGGCCGTTTCATCTATGCGTGGCGCTATGCAACTAGCAGGCGTTGATGTGGAGTCTGCTGGCTCTGCAATGACCATTTTTGCCAAAAAACTTGGTATGGCTGGTTCTGACGCCAAACAAACCGCTGCCATGAATACAGTCTTTGGGCAGTCAATCAAAGATGCTAATGGTCACGTCAAGTCCATGGCTGATTTGTTGCCTGGTCTTGCTGATCGCTTTGCTTCAATGCCTAACGGTGCTGAGAAGACCGCTTTAGCAACTCAGTTGTTTGGTCGCGCTGGCGCTCAGATGATTCCTGTTCTAAACAAAGGTTCAGCCGGAATTGGCGAACTGACTCAAAAAGCCAAAGAAATGGGTCTGGTTCTTGATAACCAGGCAATTGCTTCCCTTACTGAGTCCAAAGAGTCAGCTCGTAACTTTGCTGGTGCTATTCAAGGTGCCAAGGTTGCTCTTGGTCAGGACTTGCTTCCAGTCATTGACGCAGTTCAGAACGTATTCAGAAATGCGCTGGCTCCAGCCATCAAAGCAACTACAGGATTCCTAAACGAACACCGCGATTCATTCTTAAAGGTTGGCGAAGCCATCAGCAACTTTGGCAAATCTGCCGGGGGAGCGGTAGCGCCATTTTTCAAGACAATCGGCGATGCTTTCAAATCATTAGCCCCAGTCTTCAAAGCACTGATTCCAGAGTTGTTGCAGCTCTCTTCGGCATTCTCGCCAGTTGGCCTTATTTTCAAATCTTTAGCGCCTGTATTACCAGGCATTATCAAGGCAATCGTTGACCTTGCCGTATCTCTTGGTAGCACCCTTGCATCTGTTCTGAAGCAGATTTTGCCTCCGATTACTCAAGTTGTAAATCTGTTAGTGACTTCAATGGCTGGCATTTTCCGTCAGCTCATGCCAGTCATCGTGCAACTTGCAAAATCTTTGGGTGGTGCGCTGGCTGAAGAGATGAAAATGCTTGCACCTGTAGTGGTCATGTTGGTGAAATACTTTGCCTCTTTGATTACACCGCTAATGCCTCTTATTGGCCAGATTATTCAACTGGCAATGATGGCCATTATGCCGCTAGTCAAAGCAATCATGCCGCTTGTAAAAGAACTGTTGCCACCGCTACTAGATCTCTTCAAGTCGCTAATGCCAATAGTTACTGGCTTGGCTCAATTCCTCGAGGCTGGTTTGGTGTTTGCCATTCAGGTTCTCATCAACGTCATGAAGTTCCTTATTCCAATCATCACCACCGTGGTGGTTTGGTTCGCTCACCTGGTTGCAGGCGTAGTCGAAGTTGGAGCAAAGATTACTAAGTGGTTTGTTGACCTACCAGGTGTAATCCTGAAGGCTCTAGGCGACGCTGGCAAGTGGCTTTTGGGCATCGGTAAGAACATTGTTGATGGACTCTGGAACGGCCTCAAGGCGGCTTGGAATGGCTTTATGGGTCTATTTCATGACTTAGTCAACCTATTGCCTGACGCCATTAAAAAGGTGCTTGGTATCAAGTCGCCTTCTACTGTGTTCCACCAAATTGGTCTCAACATTACTGACGGTCTAAACAACGGACTAAAGTCTGGCTTTGGCTCAATCATGACTACCATGAGTGACTTCAGCGCCAAGGTGGTTGGTAAAGGTGCCGCCATGCTTGACAAGATGTTGGAGTATCAAGCTGCTGCCATAAGCATCGCTGGCGGTGACGGCACGATGTCTGCCTTGGTTTATTCTTTCCAGCAAACAGGACTTGGGCCACAGTCGTCATTAGTCGCGGCTCAAAACGCAATGGCCAAAACCACAATGGTCGGCGGCATGGATGTCACCGCGCTAATCGCTCAAGCTCAAGCGGCAGCCCAATCATCAACGGGCGGTTATCAGTTATATGTCAACCCAAGCACAGGCGCGGTTAGCCGTGTTGCTGGTGGCGACATTTCAGCCAGTGATCTGAACTCAATTGGTCTAGGCGCTAATCAAGGGTTTGTTTTAGTTGACACTTCATCAAAAGCAAACACCGGTGGCGCTGGTTCCAACATGATTCCAATGATGGCTAATGGTGGCATTGTTCCTGCAACTCCTGGTGGTCAGCTCATTCGAGTTGGTGAAGCAGGTAAGGCAGAAGCAGTTATTCCTCTAGACCAAATGGGCAAAATGACTGCCAAGAACTCAGAACGGCCCATCTATGCAGACGGCATGGGTCTTATTGGCTGGATGAAGGAAATCGCCAAGGGCGAGAGCAAAATCGTGTTCAATAACCAAATCGGTCGTTTGACCATGGGAGGGCTTCGCTAAATGGCAACCTCAACTCCAACACTTACCGCTAACTACTCCATCGTTCCAGCGGTTCAAATTGCACTTACCGGACTACTAGCCACTGGTACTGTCACCGTTTACCGAATTGCAGATGGAACGTCTGAAGTTGTTCGTAACGCTAGTAACGTATCTGCATCTAGCACTTTTACAGTGGTGGATTATGACGCCCCAATCGGAGTTGTAGTAACTTACACAGCTGAAAACTTTGACAGCTCTGTCGTTAGCCAAGGTGTTTCTTCCCCGGCGACGATTACCCTTACTTCGACTTCTATATGGATGCACGATCCATTGGCTCCAGCAAATAACGTCGAAATAAAGCTGACAGGCACCAGCGATGTTGTTTTGGGTGCAAACTCGTTCACTCGCGTGGCCAGAGGCTATGACATAGTCACCACAAAGGTGCTGGGTAAGACTCGACCAACGATGCAGTTTTACGGCCTGAAGGGTTATGAAAACCTAACCTTTGAACTGATTACTACCGTTTACGGCACCACTGACGTCATGGGGCTTCTTGCAACTAACCCTGTTTTAGTTAGGTTTCCTACCAACTTTCCAAACCTGCCAACTCGCATCAACGGCGCACTTACAGCAGAGCAAGAACCTCTCACCTGGATGCTTGAAAACACCCCAGTGACTCAGTTCTATCTCAAACTGAACGAAGTTGAGCCTCAGTCGCTTGGCATTGTCTACTCCATTTACTCGTACTCGTACTGGTCAGGTAAGTATGCGACCTACACAGCGGCATCAGCTGTATACGGTTCAAACACTTACGACTATTCCGTTCTAAACCCACCGGTATAACATGCAGAGCGCACTTAACACTAAAGGCACTTCGACAAGCGGAAAAACCTCGCCAAGTAAAGCTGGTTCTACTTCATCGTCTTCGTCAACGCTCACCACCGTGCTTGTGGGTTCTGCCGTATCGCAAACCAACTGGTCGGAGGCAGTCACTGGTTCGACCAAACCTGTCATTCAGGCTTTTCTTTGGAAGTCTGGAAAGTTGATTCAAGAACTAAACGTTGCTGATGCTTCCGTTAACTTTGATTCATCACAGGATGTTCGCGCTACCGCTGAACTTGTAATAACTGACCCAGACGGCACTTTGGCACCCACCAACATGGGTAGCCCACTTACTCCGTTTGGTTCGCGTATTCAAATCATTGCTGGTTTTGATGTTGGCTCCGATCGCATGATGGTTAGCCTTGGCTGGTTTGTCATTTGGGACATGACCATCGACGAAGCCTGGCAATCTTATAAGTTCAGCGACGGCAGCTCTTCGGATGTTCGCAAGGGTGCGGTAATGCGCCTTCAGTTGCGTGACCTTATGCAACTGGTGGTCGACTATAAGTTTCTAGCCCCAGCAACCTCGTTTAAAGCCGATGCCTGGTCTGAAATTGTTTACCTGCTCAAGGGCGTATTGCCTTATTCAGTGCCAAGTTGGTACACGCCAACTAACACCCTTACCGCCGTCACCTACAGCGAATCTCGCATGGAAGCCATCAAGGGCTGGGCGGCTAAGTTGAACGCCGAGCCAATCATCGACACTTACGGCAACTTCACCCTGGCATTGAAAAACCCTACTCAGACGGTTACTCCGACTTTGTTTGCTTGGGATGTCAACTTGACGCAATACACCAAGAGCCTTACTCGAGACGGCGTCTACAACATCGTGGTGGCCAAGGGTAAAGACACCTCGGGCAACAACATCATCGCTTACTCAACTCTGAAAGATGGTCCAACGGCATGGAACGGCCCATTTGGTCCACGCCCAATCATCTATCAGAACGATTCACTCAACAATCAGACCGCACTTCAAGCTTGGGCAGACTCGCTCTTGGCAACCGCCAAAACGCAAAATACTCAAACAATCGAAGTGTCTTGCCTGCCAAACCCAGCCATTGAACTAGGCGACTACGCGACCCTCAAGTTGCGTGGTTCAACAAAAACAATGACCGGGCGCGTAATCAAGTTCACCTATAGAGCGCGCGGCGTTATGGATGTAACCCTCGCACTGCCTAACGGATGGATGGGATAAATGCAGTCAATCAACAACTTGGCTTCAATGCTCTCAATGGGCAACATGACCCTAAAAACTGGTGTAGTCCAGCAGTTCGTAAACGGCACTGTAAACGTGGCCATTGAGGGTTCGGTAATCAACTTGCCAGTTATGGACTCGGTGACTTTGTCGCTTGGTCAGTCTGTTGTTTGCGCCGTAAACGGTGCTAATGGATACGTCATCGGATCACTAAACGGCACTACTCGTTCGGATTCTGGTTGGTATACAGGCGGATACGGTAATCCTCAGCCACCTGATTACTCTCAAGAAGACCCTTACACCACAGCGGTTTATCAAGTTGATGCAGTATCTGCCAGCGCACTTAGAAACACCACATACACTCAAAGCATTTTGGGAGCTGCTGACCCTTACAACGCCACTAACAGTTCCGTAAACGGTTCATGGGTTCACTGGTATTACGGTTCTGGCGCTTTTGCTCCTGTAGTCGGTACAACCGTTGTCAAAGTAGAAGCCAACCTTTATACAAACAGAGACCCTGCTTCAGGAGGAAACAACTCTGCAAGCACTGTCTGGACACTAAACACTCACCTAAATGGCGTTTCAACAACTTCGGCACCAAGCGTGACAACAACAGGCAAAAGCGGAAGTTATAACGATGGCACTTGGGTCGGCTGGGTCGACGTCACTTCGCAACTTTCCTCAATTGTCAGCACAACTGCGTCTTTTGGTATTGCTCTATCAACTGGTCCAGCTGGAGGAAGCAACGCAAACATTTGGGTTAATCCCACCTACGGATCACTTCGCATTACATACATCAATTAACAGGAGAATAAATGGCAACCGTCGGCTCTAAAAATCAGCCTCTAGTCGCAGCTGGTGACGTATTCAACCCAGTCACCGACATCAACAACTCGACCAACTGGTCTGCTGGCTTTGCCATGGCCCTATCGGTAGCCAACGCGACCGCTAGGAACGCTTTGACAGGCGCAAACGTCTGGGCCGGACTAATCGTGTACCAGCAGGATACAGGCGAGTATTACACCTACTCAGGCTCTGGTTGGTACATGGCCAGAATGGGTACGCCACCTCGCATCGAATTGACTCGTACTGCCACCCAGACTTCAACTTCGGCTAACCAAACCACTCAGACTGGCTGGACTGTTACGGCATCTCGCGGAGGCTTGACTCACTCGACTGGTGTTGTAACCATTCCACGCACTGGTAACTACAACGTTTACGCACTATGCCACTGGGCGGCTAATACCACTGGTGTTCGCATGCTGACGCTTCTAAGCGGATCAACAGCTCTTCTTCGCACTTCAACCATGACAATTTCTACGGCATCAGTTGAAACTTCACTTGAGCTTGTTGGAACCAGCGTGGCTCTTTCATCTGGTAACACCATCTCTATCCAGGCACGTCAAGATTCTGGTGGAACCTTGAACACCACTGGCGCAACCGTACCAATGAAATTCATTGTCGAATGGGCTGGCGAGTAGTAAATGAGTGAGGAGCAAATCCCTCAATGGGCGCAAGCCCTCATTCGTGAGGTGACAATCCTCAATGAACGGTTACCAAATCACGTCGACTGGACTGAACGCAACATTAAAGACCACGAAGTTCGTATAAGAGACCTGGAGAAAGCAAGATGGCAAACTGCCTGGATAACTGCTGCTGCAAGTGCAGCGATGACTGCCGTAATTGTGGCTCTAGTCAACCTTCTAGTGAGTAAGTAATGGAAGGCGACGTAACCATAATTTCTGCCCCAAATGGAGGCAACTTAATCACCGACGAATCAGGGCGTCTTATCTGGGAAAGCCCATCTGGTACCCGAACCGTAATCGCAGGAGCGTAAATGGCAAAGTTTGAATCACTCAACATCGACGCAGGTGCAACTTACCCTCTGGGTGTAGATGTCCTGAACGACGATGGCACAATCTACAATCTGACTGGCTATACGGCCAAGTTGCAGATTCGCGAAACACCAACTTCGGCAACTGCCCTGGTAACTGTAAACGCAACTATTACCACTGCGACTGGACATCTGGCTTTTACCATTCCAGCAGCTTCAACTTCCACTTTGGTGAAAGATTCTTACGTTTACGCCATTGAACTTACCGCTACTGGCGGTGAACCTGTCTACCGAATCCTCGAGGGTAAGGTCTTCGTTTCAGCGGAGGTAGTCAAGTGATCATAAAAGTAACTGTTCCTGCCCCAATTGAAACTGCGGTTACTCCTGTAACTTCTATGAAACTAGCCGTCACAATGGCTAAGGGAGATACTGGCGCAACTGGAGCCACTGGTCCTACTGGACCCACAGGGGCTTCAGGAGCCACTGGCGTTCAAGGTATCAAAGGTGACACTGGCGCAACCGGTGCGGTCGGTGCGACTGGTAACACAGGGCCAACTGGTGCCATTGGACCGACTGGACCTACTGGTCCTACAGGCGCACAAGGCCCCATTGGTGCTACTGGAGCCGCTTCAACCGTTGCCGGCCCAAATGGCCCAGCAGGACCATCCGGACCGACTGGACCAATCGGTGCAACAGGCGCACAAGGTCCACAGGGTATTACTGGTCCTACAGGTCCTCAAGGTTCAATCGGCCTTACTGGCCCTACCGGACCAACAGGTACGGCTGGAGCAACTGGCGCAACTGGCGCTCAAGGCTTGCAAGGTATTCAAGGCATTAAAGGTGACACTGGTCCTACTGGACCCACAGGGGCAGCTGGAACCAATGGCACTAACGGACTAAACGGCGCAACAGGTGCTACAGGAGCAACTGGTGCGGCTGGCACAAACGGCACGAACGGCGCAACTGGCGCGACAGGGGCGACAGGTTCATCGGGCGTCATTGCCGTTACTTCGCCAATCACCAACAGCGGAACTTCGACCTCGGCAACGCTTGGTTTAGATCAGACCGCAATCACAATCACCGAGTCGCAGGTCACTAACCTGACCACCGACCTAGCCGCTAAAGCCGCGCTAACGGCAACTCAAACCTTTACAGGAACGCAAACAGTCACGCCTTCAGTTGCTACCGATAAGGGAGTCGTTGTCAGAGGCGCAACATCACAAGCGGGTGACGCGCTACAGGTTCAAAACGCATCTGCAACTGTTCTAGGTGGCACA